AACGGACCGAACTGAAAAACTTTTGATATCGAAACAATATCACTTCCAGTAGGTCCGCCACTTGGAAATCCCTTTGGAGTCGCTAATGTGTCAGTTAAAATAAAACGATTTGTAATATCGTTAGCGGTAAGTTGATGAGAAAAATAAACTCTCTCCACACCGTCAAAGTGCCGTTCTTGGAAGAATTGTAACGCTTCGTCCAATCTGTCCTCTGCTTGCTCACGATCAACATTTATTTCAATAACGGGAGCGCCCAGTTTTCTTAAAGCGTAATCAATTAAACCGTCTTTAGAGGTTATAGTTGCCATTTATGCTCCTTATTTACAATATGTATAAGAAAACGCAGGAGAACCAGTCTCCTGCGTTTCGTTTGAATTTAGTTTTAATTATTCTTCTTCTTTTGTTTTTGGATCTGGAAGCGACACTTCAACCTTATTAATTATATCGTAATCCATATTTTCAATGTAATACTTTCTTGTGATTGGCATTTCGCTTTCGTCTGGCTCGCTTGGTTTGTAATTCGTAAATCCGGGCATATTTAAAGGACATGCGAGTTTTGGGAAGTCTAACTTAATTATCACCCTCTGACATTAACCATGTTTGCTCTCTGTCACCACATCCACATCCACCACAGAAATGTTTTCCGGGTGTTTTACTTTGCGTCAAGTGTTGACATGCAGGAAGTTCCCCTCCAGTATGTTCATTTCCAAAGCATGAAATTACTCTGAGTTGCTTTGACGGCTTTGCTATTCTTTTACTACTGAAACCTTTAGACGCTAATGAAGAGGCATAACTCTGCACCATACCGATGCTTTTTTTCAGAAAGCCACCCTCTTCTTTTTTCTCTTCTATTTCTCTAAACTTTTTTTCACATGATGAACAAGACATATTAATCCTCCACTTTTATTCTTCGTACTAATCTTACACGGAATCGACTATCAAGTCCAGATAAAAATGTATATCCGTTCATGGGACCTAGTGCGTTTCCAACAAGCAATCCATAAACAAGATTTGCTGCTGGATATTGTTTTACTTTTTCTTGTGACTTTCTCTTAAATGATCTATTCTTTCGTGTCGAACTCATATAAGGTAAATTCGACTGAATTTTTACATGATTCTGAGAATATCTATTCAAATTTCTACCAAACGTCAAATTTCTCTGAACTCCTGCGATAAATCCTAATTCATCAATACTTGGGATATACCAATCTTTAAATCCAAATCTATTGTAATTTCTAACTTGTCGGTATAAATCTGTCTGTGGTAACTTTTTCTGTGTATTATCACCGTATGTATTATACAATCCATCAGAGAAAGAACTGATTTCATCCATTGGTTTTTCTGATGTATTTAAGTAAGCATATGTGATATCAATCAATCCGAACTCACTACCTAAATCGCTTGGACACATGATGAGTGCCCAACTGGTTTTATCGCCGGGACCAGCCATTGTTGATGCTTTTGTAAACGGTGTTGCTCCCGTTTCCACGTTTGCCAAAACTTCAGAAATGCCGGGAGTAAATGTTCCCATGTAAACTCCACCAGCAAAAACAGAGCCTGCTTCTGGTAAGTCTGACGATTTTATTGTGGGTGGAACAACAAACCCGTTTTTAAAAACCGTTGGGGGTTCGGGACATAAAGAAGAACTACAAGTAATTGGGCCACCTTCATCTGGAATATTATACAATCCGTTTATCCTTTCACACTCACTCCGTGTTTCATATGAACATAAAAATCTTTTACCGTCGTCAGAAATTTTGCAACATGCACTTGCGTCCTCACCTTCAGGTATCACTATTTCAGCGATTACTCCTTCGGGTGGAGCAAAACCTTGTGGTGGTGCTTCGGGACAAACCTTTGGTTGTCTCCCCGCAAACGTGTCATAATCACATATTCTACTTACATCAAATTCTGACTCACAGTTTTCGTCTTGTCCTTCATACTCTAAGAACAAGTCTAAACACTCTCTTGAACTACACACGTTTGAGCAATCTCTGTATGTGGCACCCGAATCGTCAGTGACACAATGACAACACGAATATGGTGTTCTTGCATCAAATCTCTCGTCTATACCGTCCGTTTGACATAATTGAATTCTTGCCGTTTCGGAATCATCAAAACTAGAAGTTGGTGTCCAGTTTCCACCAACAAAATCACATTCACATTGAGTTATACCTGACCTAATACCGTCACTTGAGGCAAAACGGCTGCCTACTCC